GATTTTTTTTACTTTTATAATACGATAATGCATGAAAACCCTTGTTAATTCGCTCATCTTAAGTGAAGCAACCTACCCTTACATATCCTTATTGGGGTCGGAAGTGAGAAATTCGACCCCTTATCGACCCCAATTTAATATTTCCATTGATAAGGAACGTTTGTTCGTATACAATTTAAGTTAATAACATATCTTAGATTATGGAGGTGGTTTGATTGATTAAACGTGACTGGTCTACAATCGTTAACACAATTAATATATCGCAAGGCTTAAATAATTTAGTTAGCATCACCTATTATAATGAGGGCAAGCAAACTGCTATCGGTAAAATCACCAATATTGATAATAGCGACCAAAAGCTCACTTTAAAGCACAAACATGACTTTTGGGTACTGCAATTCCAAAACATCATCGACGCCTCTGTGATCGCATCGTGAAAGGCAATAAATTAACGGCTGGCTCTAATATGCGTTGGGAATCCATGCGTATGATTCTGCCAGAGCAACGAGAAGAATGGCTAAAGCATCAGCATGATAACAAAAAGGTCAAACAACCTGTGCTCGATGAACAACAATGGGAGGACTTTGGCAGGATCGTTGCCGAGTGTATGGAGTATAAGCATCTTATACGCTTCGAATATTGGGATGATGGTTTCTTCTACGAGGTTATTGGTGAGTGCCATCACATAAACGGCGATCAAAAACAATTCCACATTCTTGATACAGAAGATGAAATTCACTACCTAAAATTTGAAATTATTAGCAACATCGAGAGTGTATAATAACGTAACAGTTGCTAAAAATAAGCTACGGTTATGATATTCTAATCCACTGGAACACGTCCAACATTCGGGCGTGTTCCTCTATTTAAATATACGTCTGAATATTGCTTTCCCTGTAAAGCGTCCTGCAATCCTACGAGCTATCCTCTTCCCTACTGTACCCTTTTTAATGGCATTTATATCACCCATGATTCGTGCAGTCTTATATAGGTAGCCCCTAAACTTGTTCATATCCTACCCCCATTATGTTATTGATCATACGGTCTATACTTTTCCCTGCCTAATTCAAGTTCTTTCTTCAATGTATCTACATCATTACGATAATAGACAGCTGTTCCGCCTTCTTTCTTTATCGGTTTTAACCGTCCGTTTTTAATCAAAGTAGACAACCTTTGTCGGTTAATGTCTAACAACTCCATAACTTCACTTGGCGTCAATATAAAGTAATCCACAAATGATATAAGCTCTTCTTTATTATTAATAGAGTGCTTCATGTCTTTTGTCCCCTCTTGCTACGAGTAATCAAGAATATCGTGATCATACACACTACCGCTAAGCTCATAGATACAATTCCTAAAGTTGTTTCATACCAGTTTGTAAATAAAAGCGCTAACGCAATTAGTATTGCAAACGAAATTTCAATCTTGGTCATGTTTGAATCCTCCTAACTTGTGATAATATAGAAGGTGAGGGGCGCAATCCCTCACCTTAAAGTCTGTTCCTAGCCTTTCGCTTTTTGCGATGGGGCTTCTTGCGTTTCTGCTTGCTTTTGGGCTTTTTCTTTTGTGATTTAAGCCTGATGTAGAGTAGCCCAAGCGCTCCGATTCCGATTGCTAAGTCTTTAAAAATCTTAGCTAACTCTTTCGCTAACTCCAAGTTATTCCCTCCTTTCTATACTTTAATTATAGCAAATCTATATACATTTGTCTATAGATTAAGCAAAAAAATATCCTTTTTATGAATATAATTCCACTTAAAGGTTACCTTAGTAATGCCCGCTCCAATTTCTGCGTATATAGATTGACACGTCCCTTTTGGGGCGTGCTTTTTTATGTATAAGATTGAATATAAATAACATACTAGTAATACCCTGAAACGATGGGTTATACGAGTTCATCCCTATTTGAGCGCATTCACCCCGAGTGCGCTTTTTTGCATAAAAAAACCCCGCACGGTTAGTTACGGGGCAATCGCTCGACCATTGCGAGCAAATGATGGACCTTAATTATAGCACTTTAGTCTTTTTAAATGTGTCGAATTACCCATGAAAGTTTTTCCAATTATTCATGCTTTAGACCACGCACGATCTGTTCACCTTGTAACCTCAAAAGCTCTTCCTGAGTCATTACTCCGCTTTCAATCTTATCAACCCAAGACGGTTGAATTGCTTTTTCACCATTGATCGACTCATCTGCCCAAGCCTTGATGATCGGCGTCCAAACATTACGTGTGTTGTGGTTAAGACGCTCATTACGTCCAATCATCGTTACGGCTTGCGCTCTTGTCACACTATGATTTGGCTTCTCTCCATTGGTGACGCCTTCTCTAACCTTCAATTCCATAAATTCACGGTGTACATCCGGGATCGTATCACTAGGCTCATCCTTGTGCAACGTAGCTTTTGTTAACACACCGATAGCGTCACTAGTTGTTAATTCGCCATCTTTATAAGCTTTCTTTTCATTTGCATTACCATGTTCAGCTAATACCTTTTCAAAAAGCTGTTGTGAGCTTCCCCATGTAAATCCTAGTGCAGTCACATATTTCACCTCTTCCTTTGGATTATGCACGATAGATTTGACCTCTTCATCTTGTGCAATCAATTGCTTAAACCTTGCCCACGGGAAATTGCGACCTGGGCAACTTGTATTGCCAACATCGCTGTGACGGTACACATCATTTGCCGTTAAACCATGTTGGCGCATAAGCTTACGTACTTCTTGTACAAAACGTAAGAATAACTCTTCATCAATATGCTCCACATCATAGTTTCCCTCAACACAAACACCTAACGAATCGCTGTTGTTATTGGCAGCATGTGCGCCGACGTTTAGCCTCTAAGCTCATAAAATTCATGGTTCTTTTGCAGATAGTAATTGTAACCTGCTCCAGACCAGCCTTGGTTGCGATGTTGGTTGTGGATTTGCAGATAAGAGTACCTTACAGCTGCGGGATGATGAATGATAATCCGTCTAACCTGACGGATCGGTGTAAGACTTCCCCACCTTAAAGTAGGTTTAATCAAAGTTATCCCTCCTTGCTTGGTTTAACATGCTTCGTAAGCTCAAACAAACCAACTGCTGCTAGTCCACTAATACCACCCGACCATAGTCGCTCTACTACTTCCAAGTCAGTAATAGGGAAAGCAACTAAGCCAAGAAAAAGCCCTACAATCAAAGCGACTGTAGGGAGTAGGCGATTGCTAATCTGAAATTGTTTTGCTCCTTGCACGATCCCTGCTGTTACAGGGGCAATAATAGATGCTAATGTTAAAATATCAATCATGGTTATCTCTCCTCTTATCCTCGTAGTAAGACTGCCCTTTTAAAATGTCCATCGCTTTTGCCAAAGGAATTGGTACGTTCATGTCCATACGCCCTAGATTCTCGCAAATGCTTATAAATTCGTTAAACAAATAGTAAATAATCGTAGCGACCATCACCGATATTTCAAACTCACCAAACACGAGTGGATCGCCCATCTGATCAATGTATACCTTGTCGATCATGTGCGCTAAAGCCACTACACCAAAAATAAAGACTTTCTTAGGTATCCCCCAGAATCCTACTCTGGGGTTCAGCTCGCCACGGTAAAACGCTGCTGCAATACCCGTCAAATAATCAAACGTAATAAATAAAATAAGCGCACCGATCAGTACACTCCATCCACCAAACAAGTATGATAAAAAAAACCGACACTACAGCTAGTGCTGGTTTAAGATTATTTATCACCTCCATGCAATGCCCCCTTTTAAGCATAAAAAAATACGCCCTATCGGCGTTTAGATGAGTTTCCCTACTTGACCTGAGCTACTAAGCCCCATTGCTTCTAAGTCTTTTCTTACTTCGTCACGGATAGTAAATGGTACAGAATCAAACTCTCTTCGTCCTGCTACAATCAACGTTACATATACGGTTACCATTTCGTCAGCTCCTTTGCCAAATACGGCGAATAAGATTAGTTTTGTACGAATGCGAATGCTACGCATCAGTCTGCGGATCATTTAATTTCACCCTCACTTCTTCTTGCAAATGGGCAGGCACAGAATCGATCGTACGCCGTTTGCCATTAACTAAATCAACATACATACTAACTACTCGCTGACTCGGTTTCATCATTATCATCCTCACCTCCTACCAGCGCTAGGATCAACTCATACTGTTCGGCAAGTATTTCATAGGTATCTAGTTTTTGCTCAATCATTTCCTCATAAATACTTGCGATGAGGTCTAGATTGTCCATGTTTCCGTCTTCCATAAGTTTTTCTAATCTCTCGATCATCTTTTCTTCTTTTGAAGGAAACCTATGTCTTGGTTTAGACATTCTTGCGCACCTCCCTAGGCGTTGGAAACACCGCCGATTAGTTTTGTCAGAACATGTATAACGGAGGAACCAGCTGACTTTGCAAAGAATACGATTTGTATCTCAGCGTCACTCATCGTCTCGCTAGCCTGCCTAGTAAATTGATATTCTCTGCCATTACGAGTGTCGATATAACTCTTGCTCATCTCAACCCCTTCAAGAAACACTTCAACATCAATTACTTCATCAGTAACTTGTAACCACAAAACTACTTCGTCGGTATCATATTCCAGACGATACTTGGCGGTTTGACTTATCTCTTCGCCCTCTTCAATAGCAACAACATTCCTCCAAAAGCCCGTGAAATAGAATGTTAACTCTCGCTCAGAATCACGTTGCGCCCAAATCATTGGTGGCATATTACCCGAGGCTACATTGGCTAGAACATCGAATTCTCTGCTTCTCACCATTTGCAATTCAAATTTCTTCTGGTTGCTACTACCTCCAGTTAGTGTATCAGGTAAGGAAGTACCCGAACTTGACCGAAGTATCCTATAGCTCGAATCAGTTGGGGTTTGACGTATTAGCGTAATAGTGATATTCCCCTCGCTGTCGATGAATACCTTAGGGTTCTTGGCAATAAAGTTACCAAGAGTGTTATAAAAAGAACGAATACCCATAGACCCACCAACCATAAGACGCCTCACTTCAACATACTTCTTCACAGGTTCTGTCGTTGTATTAGAGTTAGAGAGTGCGTCAAAAGCCACGTAGTGATCACCATCCACTGTTTTATAAACGTCTAAGAATAATGGATAGTTCAATGCATAATCCCTAAATCCATTGTTGCTGAGGTTCGTATCTGATAGGTAGTTTATGTCAGTACCAGAATGTGTGTTACTGCCATACCCACTATTGGTACTAGCCCATGACCCACTATCGAAATAATTTCTGCGAATTCTTATACCATTAGTGGCGGCATTGCTTGTATTCCGGAAGAGCACTAAAGATATTAGTGTGGGAATACCAGTAGAATTGCTGGTAATAAATGTGTCTGTTGCGAATTGACTTTGCTGAGCTGAGTTTAAGAAGTGTGACTCCCAATTGGAAAGAGAGAAGTTCTCTGCACCACAAACCCAATGCCTAAGTGTTCCTTCAAAGGTATTACCATGCCTATTTTCTGTGCCTGAGTAGTTTATGATACACGCTATGTGAACTTCATTGTTAACTTCGTTGTAGTGTATTGTTGGTCTAAGATGTGTATGTGTAGTCCCCCATTGTATACTTGCTCTATTTATACCCCTGATGCCCATATGGTTACTGATATTTCCAGTTTCTATGCTGACAGTACAAAACATAATTAAGTCAGTTTGATCGGCGTTCCCAGCTCTTGATGATGAATAGGTATAAACAACGAATAATCTACTGCCATCAGTATCCATGGCACAAAATCGACTAGTTCGACTATCGATTTCTAAAACGGCATGTTCCTGCCAAGTCTCACAATCGTCCTCACTGATGTAAATGATGTGCCTTCTTTCGACATTTACAGTGGTACTTATAACATAAAAATATCTATCACCAACTTTCAGGAAACGTTGGTGTCCTTCTGTAATTGCATAGTCTACATCTCTCCTAATTACTCCATTGCTATTCTCAAAATCATCTATAGTCGGCACATTACCGTTGTTATTAGTAGCAGTTCTTCTTATTGAAGGAGATAAGTTCATATTCATCGCAAAAATGCCCCGTTCGTCTCTTTCTACGCCTGAGTCGTTCCCACTGACATAGGACATTCCTATGCCACCGTCATCTACACTACCACTACCTGTGAAAGTATCGCCTATAGTAGCACCATTAATGACACGATCCTCAGCTTCAAGGTGTAAATTGATATTGGCGATCTCACGCATAAGATCACGATAAGAACTCTGTGTAGCATATCTTTCTCCATCAAAAAGCAAATTGTTAAAACGGTCTGTACTGATGAGATTTAGTGCACCTGTGTTCGGGTGGGTATGGTGAATATCTTCGTTCTGAATGTGCGCATTAAGGCGTCCATCTGAGTGATCGTTAGCTTCTTCTATAGCTTCACGCTTAGAACGATTAGCTTTACTTTGCGCCCCTACTTTAGTTTCGAATTCTTCATTCGTTTGATGTGGCGTAATGCGTCTTGGCATGTCATCACCTCGTTATTTATCAATATAGTTAAAAAGGACACCCGTGTGGATGCCCTTGATATTATTTAAATGCAATGTAGTTATAAGTCGAATTATTCTCATTCATACGACCTCTAACTGTAAAATTGAGTCCTGATGAAATAGACACTGAACCTACTGCCGAACTATGGTCACGTGTTGCCATGTAAACTAAAGGCGCACCACTAACACTACCACTAGTGTGGTGTACAATAACCATTTTTGGTCTGAATCCTACATTTATGCTTTGTTCGCTATCGTCATTGTTTTCATAGGAGCCTATCACATAACCCGTACTTTCACTAATTTGACTAATTGAATCTTGTAGACTAATTAGAGTGTTACCAATATCAGAATTAGACTCATCCAGAGATTCGACTCTCTGAGTTACCTCAGCCAATTCCTCTCTGCTAGCCTGTTCAATATTCAAGACATTACCAAGACCAACGGCTTCCTTAGAGATATCTAACCCTTCTACCTCAGCTTTGAGACTGTTTAATGTTTCTTGAGCATTGGCAATAACACCCTCTACTTGTTCGATCTTCTCGTAGATTTCACCAGCTTTTTGATCGGTGTACCCATTCGCATTACCTTCCGCATTGTCCCAACGTTCTTGCTTTGTGTGGTTGACGTGGCGGTTATTGTCTTCATAATGCGCTTCGAGTTGAGCAATATCTATGCCGTCTACATGCCTACTGATGTTGCGATAAACGACAACCTCAACATATGTGCCTTCTGTTAGCCCACTACCCAGCACTACGTATTGCCCGTCTAAATCAAACTGATCGGTTTGTAGTAAGGTGGTATTCACATTCACTTGTACAAAATGGTCATCACGGGACAGCGCAAATCCAACGTTGAATCGGTCTTGGTCTTCATTCGCTACGAATGTTTTAGCATCGACAGATAATGCGTTCTCGTATCGCTCTAGGGCATTATCGATCTTTTGGTCGATTTGGCTACTAGTATCAATCGTCTCCCAGTTCGACCAACCATTTTCAGGGTGAAACCTTCGTAGGTATAACTCAGTATTGGTTGTCCCTCGGAATGCAAATGCCTGTTGCACAATTCTAAAACTGTCCAACTTCTCGGTGCGGATGATGGCATAATTAAACGGATAGCTAGTGTCATCAGAACCTGTTAATCTCATCAAAGATGTGCCAGTCGGATAGTCATTCCCGCTAACGCCATTATCCAAGAGATCAATGACGTTGTAGCGCTTATTTAGAACATTATCCCACTCAACATCTTCATCGTAATCTTCGAGTTGTTCACTGACGTATTCCATTGCTTTCTTGTGGGCTTCTTCAATCGCTTCTTCTTTCTTTAGCGTTGATCCCTCTGTTGTTTCTGCTTTTTCATGGATCTCTTTAAGAGCTTCATATGTGATGTTGTACATCCAATTAAACCATTCAGCAGGGGGCTTCATGCCTTCCTGATAGCCTGATTGCTTTATATCATCATTTGGCTCGATACCTTCTGCCTGCCATTCTGGTAGCTTGCTTTCAAAGTTTGCCATCGTTTCACTCCTCTATAGTGGCAAGTCTCGATCATCGGACGGCACGTATATACTGCCCAGATAACCGCCTGTCTCCATCTCTACGTTGGAAAATCCTTTATCCTCATCAACCTCAAGATTGGTACTACCAAACTCAAACGTACCTTGCAAATCTATTGATTGTACGCCAACGCCTGATGCAACAGTGTGTGCTACAATGCGTCCGAACTGTTGGCTAGATAAACCAACTTCATTAAGTCTTGATATAGGCAACTCAATTAATCGAATACTTGCAGGTTGTGGGTTCTCACCTGTCCATCCTTCTTCAATTCGTATCTCTGACGGATCGGCGCCTAGAGACATTGCTAAAACATTAATAATAGTATTGGTATCACCCGTGCTGTTATCTCTAGCAACCTTCGATTTAAGCAATATCCTATATACACTATCGTTAGCTGCGCCTCGCCACTGCCCAACGTTATGACCGTGATCATCTAGCACCTCGCCTTGTGCATGATCGATGTCTCGCCACTCTGCAATGCGCTTGTTTGTCGCTTGCAACTCATCAAAATCAGCGCCGAATACATAAAGAAGCCTTCCGATATTGCTATCAGGTCGCTTATTGTAAGCGTCTGTTAATCGACTAATCATACGTTTGGTAATGGTCATGAAACCACCACTCGCTCATAATTAGTCTGCGCTACCTGTATCGCATCAATGGATATATTCCCCGACTCCCCATTAAGCGTTAACGAGTCCACAGAGGCAACACCAGGTACACGATGAACGATGCTAATAAGGCGCGAGTACACTACATTTTGACCCGTCTGTAAGCCTGTATAGATGTTTCCGTCCTCGTCTGTGCCACCGATGTACTCAATGATTGCAGAGCGCACAAGCTCATGACCGTTAGACGGATACTCGTTATTTACTGTAATATCTACCTCAATATCGAGTTGGACCTCTTCCGCACGGCTAAATTTAATCGGCACAATGTTGCCACTGTCATCCTCAATCTCAACTAGCTCATCCCCATGTGCTTCAATTCCTGCTGCACGGCGCCTGAAGATTTCTCTTGCTACATCCTCGGATTCTCCACCTAATACGTAGGTTTCGAAAGACTTCGGCGGTCGTCCGTTTACAAGCTCGTCTGTTGTGTTATCAATAACAGTTGCTGTACGTACACCCTCAACACTAATGACGGCAGCACGAATGCCGTTTGTTGTTGGCGATCCACCAGAGGTTAATGAGCGATCGTAGCGATTGCGTAATTCTCCATCCGTTTCCTCATCACGTCCACCAGCAATAGCTCTTGGGTTCGTGACCTCATCTAGTCCCGCAACAGGCGTATCAATCTCCGTTACCGTATTAGCAGGACTATTACTTAATGCGCCTGCCTCTAAGGCAACCACTGTCCCGTGAGTAGTGTCATCTGAAATTACGACACGTTCAGCGAGCCGATACGTAACCCCATCATCATTACTAAACAGTGATCCCTCTGGTATCTCTGTACCTTCATCACCTGTAAAGAGAAGCACTCCTGATGCAAACTCAGCAGGGCGTCGTCGCACCAGTTGATTCATTGCAACGCCACTCAACGTTTTGCCCTCTGATTTATGCACAAAGCCACTGTTGTAGCTGTTTTCTGTCTCTTGCCATAACTGGGCTACTGTAAACGAATGTATACGAAGGATAATTCCTACAGGTGTCCATGCAGCCGTGTTAATGTCCTCTCCGAACATCTCTTTTGCTCTACGCTCAGATTCGTTAAATACATCTGCATAGCGCTTACGCTTAAAACCATTTCGGTTTAATCCAAAGCTCATTGTTCCATCACCTCACTAACCTCTAATGGCTCACCATCCGTTTTAATCGCAATAAAAAAGACGCTTACTTTGCGCCTTGGTCTGTCGTATTCAAAACTAATGCTCTTGATGCGATCAATGCGTGGTTCTTGCTCTATGGCTTCTTCTAACGCAGCCGTCATATCCTCTTCATCTGCTCGTTTGCCCCTAAACTCCGCATGGTACAATCCAATACTTGGATCTAAAAACCATTCGTCAACATTCGTCCGAAGTAATAGTCGTAAACTTTGTATAAGTTCTTGGTCCTCATCGACCATTGTTATGTTGCCGTTTTTAATAACCAGATCACCTGTATCATCTAACGCAAGACTCTTCATTCGTTACACCCTTCCAATGATTACGGCATTTGAGGGATCGTACTTTGCTTGGTTACTACCGTTTCCACGTTTGCCTCTAATTGCATCCGAGTAATCACGCTCAGATATTCCTACCCAAACAAGGTCGCCTCTGCTATAAGTATCTGTACCCATTGCAATGGCTTCAGGGATCACCGATAGCCGACGACCATTTTCATCAACAAACATTGGGTCCAACTCATAAGTTGACCCTTTGACCTTATCAACCCTGCATACAATCATTGCTACACCGCCTTAATGTGCGTATAAAAGTCGTTCCCCGCAAGCACATGCGACCCCTCCATCACTCTATACTGACCGTTTACATATCTACTCTCGATATTAAAGATTGAGTCTGCTTGTATCCTGTGATTAAGTAGCGCCGTCATGTTGTATCCACTAATAATGCGCTCATCTCGTTCCTCTTCAAAAGGTTCTGGCGATCCAATGAGTCCTCGTGTTGGTGTAAATCTAAAACGGATATTATCACCGTCTCTTCCGCCTCTAAAGAACGCCTGACCTTTAGCAATATGGAACTTCGCACCACAATCCCTAGCCAACTCTTTTAATATCGTTGGTATCCTGCCATTTACCGTCTTTCCTCGGCTGTATGAGGGGTTACGAGGTAACGATAAAGCACCAATTGATAAACCGCCCGCTCTGGCAACGTCTGTAATGATCTGCCCAGCATTTGTGCCTGCTTTATAGGACCGACTAAATGACACCTTTCTCAATTGATCTGAGGCGTCCACAGCTTTAATGGTTGTGATCTTATCAACGCCTGACCATTCGGTATAGTGCTTGTATAGAGCACCTAAAAAGATTCCGCCTACGTCCTGTTGATACCCAGCGTTTAGAACCACGGGCAACCCCTCGCTTAACTGATTAATTGAGTTGCTTGATAGGTTGTATATCTTAATCTCTGCATGGTTTAAGTCTGGTTGATCATCAAATTCGACATTAAACTCAATTTTGAATCGATGAAGCATATAAGAAGAAGAACCAAGAATAACCTCAGCTCTTCGACCAAACTGTTCCATCATTCCACCACCTCTAAAAACACCGTTTCACCAAAGTTGCGACGACTCACCCTGTTTTGGATACCCGCCTCATCTCTGGCTGTGATGGTTACTGCTGGCAAACGAGCATCAGTGTAGGCATAAAAAAAGAGGCACGCCGTAGGTGATTTTCTCACCGATCACAACGTCCTCTCCATTTTTCCTAAGGTCTACCGTGAAGTAATCTCCAGCTCCGTTGTAATGGACCTCAAAATCAAAAAGTTCCTCGGCTAATTCCACATTAAAACGATATGGCACACGTTCAACATCAATCGGTAAGATCATACCGTTTGTACCCTCCCTGCGCTGCCGATCTCATCAACCTCGGCTCTTAGGATGCCCGAAAGTCCAGAGGTGGAAGGGCGAGCAAAGCGAACAGATTGAATGGTAGCGTTAAATCTAAATCCATTCGCATCATTTTGGTCAACGCTCGTAGTCATAGACATAATCACGCATTCTTTCATGTTCGCTCGACCTCTATACTTGATGACTTCTTTTGATCGCCTAGCCGCTAACAAGTCTAAATGCACTTGTGAAGGATTATCCCCGTAATAAACACATTGAAGAGAGTAGACGGTTGGTAACTGCTGTACATGATCAACGATTGAATTACCTTCTACTGGATGCTCCGTCACTTCGTTGTCGCGTGATCGATCCTCATTCAATATGTTGAAATGTACCTCGCCAAAAGAACCTCTAAAATACGCCATCTCACCACCTCCTAGACTGCTGTTGCATCTCTTTTATCCTTATCGTCTTTAAGTGCCTTTTTAATCGCTTGCTCTAAATGATATTCTTCACTTGCGTTACGAGGCGGTTGATCAAACTTTAATTCAAGATTGTAGTTCTGTTGATTATAGACAGTCGTACTACCTCCGCCACTGCTTGGTGCCGTATCTCGGTAATCATCGATGTAATGCACGTCAGGGTATGCGGCAGATGCCATACGCGATGCACTTTCGGCTACTGCCATTGCACTGTCATCCATACCTATTTGAAGTCCCATACCAATATCATCACCAAGACCCATCATCAAACGAGAAGGTGAATTGGTTTGGAAGATTCCTGTGAACGTATCCCATACAGAGTTAGCTAAATCTGCTGCTGCTGAAATAACATTACCAACCATACCTAACATACCGTTAATTAGACCTTGAACAAGATCTATTCCAAGCCCTAACCAGTCCATATTAATAATGGTGTCCAATATTGAAGTACCAACTTCCATAGCCATCTCAACTATTTGAGATAACAATGATAATGCACCTTCAATTAAAGCTATTATTAGATCTACTGCCGCATCATACAGTTGAGGTTGCATCTCTAAGATAGCTTCGACTAGAGCAATAATTAATTCTATACCTGCTTCTATGATCTCTGGCAGCATACTTATAAGCCCCATATTCAGAGCTAAAACGATTTCAATTGCTGCATCGATAATCATCGGTAACAAATCAATAATTGCTGTAACTAGTGTAATAATTAGCTCTAGCGCCGCTATGATGAGCATAGGTAACAATTCAATGATGCCCTCACTAACGTTATAATTATTCCTATTGCAGCTTCAATCAGCATCGGTGCAAACTCTACAAGCATTTCAACAACTGTGACAATGATTTGTATTGCAGCATCTATAATCAAAGGAAGGGCTGTAATAATGCCTTCCACAAGCTTAATTAATAGCTCTACCCCTGCCTCAAGTAACATTGGCACCTGAGTAATTATTGCTTCAACAAGAGTTGAAATAAGGTCTAATGCTGTATCGATTAACGTTGGTAACAGAGTTAAAATCCCATCAATTAAAGTCAATAAAATGTCTATACCTGTTTGTAAAAACATAGGTAGTAAAGACACTATTGTTTCAACAATTGTAATGACAAGATCTGCGATACCAGCAACGATCTCTGGCAAAGCTTCTGCGATCCCCATAACAAGGGTGCTAAAAAAATTCAACCGCAGTCTCCATCATCGTTGGGTAAAACTCAGCGTACGACCCAATAATATCTTGAAGAAATTCAGGAATCTTCGCTGCTATCTCAGGTAAAACGGATGATACAACATCAAAAAGTCCTTCAAACAGATTACCGAAGCCTTCGACGATGCCCATAAACACATCGCCAATACTCTCCGCTTCTGAAAGACCTTCAAATGCGCCTATGACCGCTTCTGCACCACTTAGGGCAAACTCAGCTAACGTGGAAAAGGCTCCCGCAACAAGCTCTATGACAACACGAATCGTCCCCATGTTATCAATGATAAAGTCAGCAAATGTTTGAAAGATCGGCAACAGTTCTGCTTGCAGTTGTGTACCCATCCCGCCGAAAAGACCACCGATTTCTGATAAAGTGTCACCAAACTCTACCCCTGCGGCTATTGTTTCGTCGCTTAGGATAATCCCCATCTCATGAGCTTGATCGATAAAGTCACCGATCCCATCCGAACCCGCCTCAATCGCTGGCAATAAACGGCGCCCCATTCGAGTACCGAATAATTCACCTGCTGCACTTGCGCGATCAGATGACGTTTCAAGCTCTCCTAGAGAATCAATCGCTGTCATGAAAGCCTCATCCGTACTGACTGTTCCTGCACGCACATCATCCATCGATACACCTAAGTTAGTGAGTGCTTTCTCGTACTTTTCATTGCCTCCTGCTGCCATACCCATACGCTGATTGAGACGTTCAAGCGCACGATCAGAGTCAGATGATTTCATCCCTACTCGCTCTAATGCATAAGACATTTCCTGATAGCTTTCTGTTGCCATACCAGTACGCATTGCCGCTTGATCAATAGAGTCGGCGGTATCAGCAAAGCTTTTGACCATCGCAAATCCAGTACCTACAACAATTCCTTTGATTGCTGTAATTGCCCCTGTTGCTAACCCTGCACCTTTTACAATCGTGTCAAAACCAATACCGCCCTGATCACCCATATCACCTAGCGCATCGCCTGTTTGGCTGGCTTCTTCTCCGACGCCTGCAACGCCTTCCTCAGCGCCTCCTGCGGTTTCTTCGACACCACCCATAGCAGATTCGCCCGCTTCGCCCATGTCACCCATAGACCCGCCTGCTTCATCTGCGGAACCTGCAACACCTTCTAAGGCTTCTGCGCCTGTCGACCCAGCTTCCTCCATTGCACCGCCAGCACCTTCTGCGGACTCTCCGATCTCGCTAATGCCCTCAGCGCCTACATCTGCACCGCCAGAGATACCAGCGCCCATATCGTCACCTGACTGACCTAATGCATCTAGACCAGACATTGCGCTGTCGATACTCTCGTTCATATCATCTAACACGCCTGTGTCGATATTAAAGCCTATCTCAACCTCTAATTCTCTTAATGCCATTCACTCACCCCCGTTCTTAGCATAAAAAAAGCACCCTATATAGGGCGCTCATCATTTTTTTCTTATTCTTTTGTTTCTTCTTGGCTTCTTGTTGCTTCTTCTCACTGTTTTCGTTCATTATGTCCAGCGCTGCATTCATCTCATAGACTTCATCATTCGTTAAAGAGGCAACATCAATTGTGCCGCCTCCTTCACCGATAATCGGACGCCAAAACCACCAGTTTTCTTGTGCTCGATCCCTGTAGTGTTTGCGTTGTTCGGCTTTCTTTTCCTCTAAGGAAAGTTCAGGATTACTTCTTCTTGACCCCTCTAAGAAACATTTGCGCTTCGTTGGTTACCTCTTCGAAGTCCTCTAAGTTATTATCCCAATAATCAAAATCAACTTTAGGATCAACGATCACATTATCGTGTAGGTAAAATTGTAACTCTACTTGGTCAAGTAACTTTGTCTCTGGAATGATCATTTTCTGACGCGCCCGAACCCAATTCAACGACCCGGGATGTTGAAAAGTATATTTCTTACCGCTTTCAGCTTCGTACACCTTTTGCTTTGAGTTTGTATTCGTCTCTTTTTTTCTCTGCCATGATAAATTACTCCTCTCTATAATCCAAAACTGTGATTTCTACGTCTCGATCTGCTACCTCTGATCCCCATTCTTTACCTGGGGGCTTTTGAAGAATTGCTTGATCCCCACCAACAAACTCGCCTGTACGGCTGTTTGTGCAAGAAATCGGGAATGGTTCTCCTTGTTTATACAACTCATTTAAAAAGGCTAATGAAGGCGAGGTAGATGCTAAGTGCAACGTGATTACGCCTGTCTCATCATGACTACGCCCTAAACTCTTCTCTCCTTGTGCTCCTGTGTGCACGGTGAAACGATCTTCATTTTGCTCCGCCGAGATCACTGATCCCTCAGCAAACCCAGTAATATACGTTGTATCAACAATAACTTGGCAATCTTTTGGGTCCATTACCTGTGTCATCTAAAACCCTCCTATACTCTAATTGCGCCTATAATCGCTACCCCGTGGATAGCACCAGCCAATTCAAAGTCAAAATTAACATCTGGCAGTGTACGTTTGGCTCTGTCCTCTTGTGGGACGTCTGAACGATCAGGTGTACTGATGTTGTACAGTGGCTCACCGTTTTCATCTTCCGCGATAATGCCGTTGTTGAATGCGGATTTAAGCACCGACTCAACGGCTGCACGAATCATCGCAATACCCGTGTTCGTAAACGGCACTTTAGGTGCGTTTACTAATGTAGTAAATACACGCTCTTTTAAACGAGCCTCTACAAAATCCTGTGATCTTAGGATGTCGATAAACTCACCTGATGTAGTACGCCCTGGTGTGGTATGGAGTACGCCACCTTGACTGATGATGGCATTACCATTACTTTCATCATCAATAATCAACTCAATTTCATCGTCATTGATTCCTTCTGACAACCCTACACCGCTAACTTGCTTAAACTTCCATGTAATTGATCCGGGATCAGTCGGTGCACATCGTCCTACCCATCCCGCAGCCGCCGTTGGATCACTATGCAGTAAGCCAACTGCTCTCTCCGCATTTCGGTCTAAAATGCTGTCAATGGAGTTGGTTGTATAGAAATACAACTTACGCTGCGAATCAACCCAGTCTGATAATGCTGACACAACGTCATCGCTTTGATCGGTACATAACAAGAAATAAAAGTCTTCATCCGTATTATTAAGCGCTCTGACCAGTTGATCGGGTGAAGCTCCGTCCCCATCCTCGTTCTCATCAGCAATGGACTTAATTGCCACTCGTTGCGGTCGTGGACTTTGAGCAAAGATCCGATTCGCAAATCGGTATTCCTCATCATTAACATTGAAATCATCCGACACTTCTTGAATCGACCTGTACGTTTTATATTCATGACTCTTACTCTTGCCTAAGATCAATGGCAACCCAAACCCAGCTTGCGACACTGTTTGTGTCTCACGGGTAATTGTTACCTCGACGTCTCTAATCGCCATGCTTTCACTCTCCTATCGCTTCTTCATTTGAAATAACAGTGTCGATGGCTTCTACCGTGTACGAGTATTCGTCCTCGATTCGAATTTGAATATCAAATCCAATGCGGTGCTCGTACGTAATATCACCAAACACTGTACGGTCTGTCATAGGTTCAAAGTTCGCAAGAACAATGCCTCGCTCTGACAACTGCATATAATTGCGCTTTAGAGCTTTTAACAGTTCGTCCGCACTATCTAATGCATCATCCTTTTTATCTGAGTAGACGGTCAATGACAGTGTTAAGGTAGGCTGTGAAGTGACAACCACTTTCACGCCACCCTCTGCTTCCTCGTAGCGCTCGCTCTCACTTGATGACGACCACGGTGATGTGATCTTGCGGGCTACATAAGGGTAGTTATCTGGCTTGGGATGATCGGACTCTACATCAACCATAATTAACTCTGTCTCATCCCACACAAGCCACAAGAGCGTGTCTAGCAACTCACTTCGCTTCATTGTCCACTCTCCTTACGTAGTACACAAAAAAGCCCGCATATAGGTCATGGGGCTTCTGCTGCATCACTCTGTATTTGTCATCCTTAATCGTTACTAGTTTGCCGTTTGCGATCTTTTTCGTCGTGAGTATCTTACGGTCATTGACTGTGAATGTCCCGCCCTCTGCAAAGTTCAAATCATCATCACTTACAGGGTGGAACGAGCCGCTAAAGGGATATCTGCACCCTGAACAGGTTCAATCCATACAGGACCCTCCCAGCGACCAGATTCTTCTTTCCCCTCTACGTACATCGGTATTTCATATTTTCTAAGGATACGCTTAACTTGTGACTGTTTCATTCGCATCACTCAATTTTAAAATCTATTGATTGAATCAAGTTTCCTTCATCAACGAGTGGATTACTACTACCCTTTGTTGCTGTAGTAACTGAGGCATTACTAGGTGCATTTAATTTTCTAATGTGTTGCTGTATCTTTCCTTTAAATTCAGTGCCGATCATATCCAAAAATGCTTGAGTATCTAATCCTCCAGCAATCACTTGATCTCCAAACACTTCTATTTTTTTCATAATGTCATCAATGTTTTCATCAAAACCAGTCCGTAAATAAGAGCGTTCAGGAATCGTCACTGACTTTACCAATACAAAATAAACATCAAAACTCTCTTTGCCTCTTTCTTTCGCTAATAGACCATTCCCCTTTTGTGTCGGGATAAAGAATAAATCATGGAAGTCGCCTGCACTCTTACCCTTCGCCTTTGGGTGAGATGGGATAGTCAAATACTTACCACTCTTGGGAGTTATTGTCACTCCAAACTCATGCGCTCCTGCAATCTTGACCATTTCCGAATCTGCATCACCAAAAACACCAACTTTGATCTTATTTGCTCCAAGTTTATTAAGATCTGCTGTTAGTTTTTTATTTTTACTGGTGTCTTTAACGGTGACTTTTGCCACACTACCAGCCAACCTTTCTGAATGGCTTGAAATAAGGGTGCGCTACCGCCAATGTGTCTGCACTAAAAAAAGGAGACGGATAACTCGCCTCCCACGGATTCGCTAGATACATTTGCTGTCTGTTCAAAGGATTCAACAAGCTTTGCTACGCCTAGCTTAACAGCAGGAGGTAAAGACAAACGATTGTCCCCATCCCTAAAATCGTTATTGCAATAATTAATGGCGTAATCAATTGCGCTTTCAATCTTAATTTGCAAGCTTGGATCTTCTTCAAAGCCTACCAATAGCTTGATCTCTTCGTGAAGCTTATCATTCATGGCTGTTCACCAATGATAGAAGCTCATCTTTTTTTCATGCTCTTGGTGTACGCCAATTTCTTTTCTTCCGCGTAGGCTTGCAACTGTGCTACTGTCATTTCTTCGAACTTTTTGGGTTGTTCCTCTGTTTTCTTCCCTTTGCCTTCTTGTTCCGTTTTAACCTTTTGTCCTTCTTGGTTCCTTTGCTCGGCTTTGGCACGCTCCTCAGCCTCCTTACGCCTCTTGCGTTGGAATCCTGCTAGACCCATTAATCTTCACCACCTTCATCACCGCCGTCATTATCTTCTTCGTCATCCCCACCCTCATCTGGCGGATCTGGCTGCTCTGGTGGTTCTGGTTCCTCCATCTCCTCAACAGTCTCGCGGAAACGGCGTAGTTCATCGTTACGTATGCTCTGATGACCGTATTTATAGTTGTACTCCATTCGCTCATCAATAGCGTCTAATACGTTCTGCTTCATGATTTGCGCCTCCTACTCAATATTGAATTTGAAGTTAACCATGCGGATTGCTTTTTCATCGTACACGCGCTCCCAGTTAGTACCATTAGCAAGTTCGCTATTAGTAGGGAATACATCCTCTACACTGTTTTCAGTCCATTTGATACCTCTTGGGTGCAACATATAAATTTGACGGTTGATCAAGAAGTCTTCACCAGAAGAAGCAAGAGAATCACGATCTACCTCAGTCTCAATAATGTTAGGGTGTGATCCATTCCCCCACGCTAGCGCTCCAGCACCAAATAGGTACGCATTTGCTTGTCCGTTATTTGTGTCAAAACCCATTGCATCGTCTACAATGACACGCTTATTCATGAACGTTGGCACACGAACACCTTGATTAGATTCCTGTACGTATTCAATGAGGTCTTGCTTGGCAAGGTACGCTTCAACTGCTGAGTGCATGACGAGCGCCGTCAGAGAGTCCTTTGCATCACCCATCACCTGAGTAGCGTCAATGAAAGATCGTCCGCTAATGAGTTTAGCGTCTCCGTCTTTCGTTGTGATGTCGTGAGTCTTTCCTTTCATAGAATCTGAGGCAAACACACCACTTAGTGTAGCGAGCAACACACGCTGGCGATCTCGCGCCCAATAATCCGTTACGAGGTTTCCGATTGCACCCATTGGATCAGCACCGGACAGTAAAGATGACAGTCCGTTTGCCGCCCATGCATCTGCACGACCGTGCTTACGAGCCACGTCTTTGTTTGTGCCAATCTTTTTGGTATCGAGCGCCCCGTCGTCTTTCATGGTCTGAGACTGCCCTGTCAGATCATTAAAATAAGGCATATTAACGAGGTGCTTGGACCCGATGCCAAGGCGTTAAACTCTGCCTCATTGGTAGCAATCCCGCTATTCAGTACATTTGAGAGTTCCATTGTTCTTTGCGTTACATATGGCGTGAAAATTTCTGGCTGAATTACATCCCCAATACGTGTTACTTGTGCCATTTATAAATTCCTCCTAGTTAGCTTGCGCTTTTAATAATTTGTATTTCTCTGGATCTTCTTTGAATAAGCGCCCCTGCTCAGTAAGGTTGTAATGCTCCTTGCTGAATGGGTTTTTATCCGTAGGCGGTTGTTGCCCTCCGCCGTAAGGTGTGCGCCCTTTTAATCCAGCAGGCGTTGTGTCTTCTTGTTCAAACAAATAAGCATCAGACTCTTTAAGTGCTGTGATTTGATCCTCGAACCCTAGCAACTTCTGACCATCCAGCTTGATTGATTCAGTATCTAAAAGTGCTTTGGCAGCTCTAGGATTATGAACCTTTTGATCTCTCAACGCCTTCTCTATTGCAAAATCAAACGCTTGATCGTCCAACTTCTTTTGGAAGTCTTTTGCGGACTGTTCATTCTCGCTTTCTAAACGATTAATCTCTTTCTGAAGTTCCTCGTCCCCAGTGGATTTCTTCTTCAATTCCTCTAATTGGTCATCTCTTTTTGTGATCTCATTGTCTTTATCTTCAATTTGCTTTTCTAATCTCTTAGCCTTATCCGCATCCTCCTTGTAATCATTAACGGTCTTACCATGCTCCGCCATGATCTTATCGACTGTCTCTGCTTCTAATCCTAAATCTGTTAAAAAGTTACGCTTCATGTTCTTCATCTCCTTACACTGTTTTTACGCGCATGACCGCGATAGGATAGCCATTTAACGCATGGCTACGAAAGTATAAAAAATACGCCTACCTTTGGCGGGCGTTTTGCCTATAGTCTTGTTTACGAGTTGCACCTTTTAATGAACGCTCCACTTCTTGTAAATCTCCTGCCATCTTTCCTAGTTTCTGTAGTTGGTGCATTGCGTTGTCCATGTCGTGTATCTTCTTTTCTTGCTCTGTTGGATCGTGGTGCTCTAATTCACGATCTGAGCCATCAACAACCGGGTGGATATTCGCTTTATTCTCACGACGATTTTGTTCTTTTAATTGCTTTGCGATCTCACCCGTATTGTTCGCAATCTGTTTGAGGTACTTTTCTATTTCTTTACTCAAATCAATCACTCCTCATAAAAAATACGCCTGCTAAGATGCTAGGCGTTCGGACTTCCATTCTTCATATGTCATAGATGCTGCCGCTTCATTTGTTTGGACCTTCTTGATCTCTTCAATTTCGTAAGAAACAAAGCAACGACAATTAATGTCCATTTCCGGCTCTCCAAACCCTCCTGGGTAAAGTGCAGCATAATCATCAATTTCAAATTCTTCTTCAGTACCTACTCGTATTCCATCTAACCCTTCGTGTCTATCTCGCACGCGCTCATCAGCAACGGTATTCCACTGCTTTTTCATGATTATCCCTTGTTCCTCAGCATGAGCTACACTTTCATAACTCGCTTTTTCGCGTACTCTATGCGCCTCAGTACGCACGATTCTTCGAGCTTTAGCAACATTACCCTCTAAATCACCTTTAATCGCATTGGTTATTTGAGAGTATGACTGACCTTGATGTAACCCTTTAGTTATGCTTTCTCGTATAGAATAAACTAAATCTTGACGATTACGAGATAATCTTTCGTTCAAAGTAAGTCCTGTAAATGAATTATTAGTTGACGCCTGAATTACGCTAGGTTTAACAGCAGAATAATTAAGTCTAGCCCTTGTCTCTCTTTCAATATTAAAAGCCGTTTGATAATAAGTTTCTGTGTATTGCCTCCCCAATTGACGGTGTATATCATTGCGAACGCTAGTACTCATGTTATTAACTCGCTTAATTATCTCGCTTTCTAACTTTTCTAAGCGATCATATTTAATCATTACCTCAAACGTTAGAACGCCGTCATTCTCATATTTCCTGTATTGATCAGCTAAAAGGTCTCGAACAAACACAAGTGTATCTGCATGTTTTTTTAGCTATCTCTCGTTCTGCACCACGGGACAGACGTTCTAAGCGCTCTATCAATCTGCGACTATTAACCGTCATCCTCATCACCTTCATCATGATCGGTGTAACCATTCAAGTCTTCGTGATACGGGTCTCTCATCTTCTCCCTTTCTTCTTGTATTTTCTTCTTCTCTGCTTCTACATCTGTTACCCACGGATGGTTCGATAACGCTGTTTCAAGGCTTGTGACCGCAGCCGATTTAACCGAATTATCGATACTCTCGTTTTCATTGAAAATCATCGTCTTATTAAACGTAAATTTGATTTTCTCCTCAAACGTGTGGTTGTCGGCTATTGCTAGATACTCCTTAATAAACCAAACCAATTGTTTTAACGCAGAAGTGAACTTACGCTCCATTGTGCTTGCTTTCATGTCCAGTAAGCTATACAAGAACTTTAACGATACACCAGATGGGTTTGAACCGAACGCATCCTGCTTAGGATTAACACCCATACCAAACGCCACAATATCGTCTTGCGTACGGTTGAGCTTCGTTTCTAACGATTCCATAGGTATCTCAGCTTTTTTGGTATCCACACCGCCATCGCCATCCGTCTTAATCACCTTGTAATGCTTTAGGTTTGTTAGGAATTCGCTAAGGTTTGTACCGTCAAAGCCCTTCAACACATAGATTAGCTCTTGAATCTCTTCAAAGTTGTTCGATCCATCCGATGCTAGTCGGTCGTAATCATCTACCAAGTCTTTATAAAAAGTGAGGTCGCTCTTTTCCTCTTGATTGTTCCTGAACGGAATAAAAGGTACTCTCTCCCATGCATAGCCACTTTCATCATAGTAATAGTGAGGCGCTGGGTTTACTTCCTCGTTAGGATCAAGCGTAAACGTACCGCCACCACTAATTAGATACGTAACCTTATCTCTTTCCCACCACTCCGCACGTATGACCTTCTCACCATAAATGCTGACTTGATAGTACCTTAACGCTGCTTCCATTGGTTGCCTAGGATTTGAATAGTCATAGATCGGTATGAGTTGTTCAGGTGGCACTTGCAAGTAATCAAGATTGCCCTCTTCATCAATATAAGGATGCCAATACTCCACACCCTTATTAGATGCATTCTTAACAGACTCATTTATCATGTCATTAAAGAAATCCCCGAAGAAATCATCAAGACGCTTCATGAAATAATCACTTTCACTCTCGACGACGATTGGCTTTGATACTAAGTAGGCTACCTTTTGATCAACAAGTAGCTTATGCCACCCATGAGCATTCTTGTGGTTCGCCTTGGACTCATCCTCCACCAATTCTCCATCTTTGTAATACTGTTTCTGGCGTTGTTTAATGTCCCCTTCATTGAAATAATAACGCTCTCCCTCCTTAAAGCGAGAAGCATCATGCTCTTCAATTAACTTCTGCACCATCTCACTCAATCCAACGTCTCCGCCACGCTTGATAATATCTACATATTCCTCTGTAAGTGTTGATCCCTCTGGATACATTCTGCACCTCCTTACTTTAATACCTCTACAGCAGACTGCCTCATGTCAGCTTCCATAGCGTAACGAGTGGCGTCTATTGTGTGATTATCTTTATCCTCTAAACGAGGGCGCGGATTGCCGTCCCTGTCCGTCTCATAGTCGATACTCTCGAACTCTCGAGCAATGTTAGGTGTACGTTGCGGATCGATCCAAATGAAGTCTAGGTCGTCTAGCCACTCCTCGCCGTACTCCACACTACCCGCACCTTTTTTTTGGCTTGTTTCAACCTCTTAACGCCGTGTTCTTTTTTTCATCTCATCATTGTTTCGTGGCTCCACATCGGTATATATCAGATCCGATTGATAGCCTCGCTTGTGTAATTCTTTCGCTAACTCTCGGTTGCTAATTTTCACACCGTATAACTCATCCATTGCATAGATGCCATTACGCTTCTTGTCATAATGCCAACGAACAAAAGCGAGTGGATCGTTTGCATAACCATAATCTAGACCTTTTCTGTCGTTATCAAAACTTGCGAATAATTCATCAGGTATTGGCTCAAATTTAAGGTTGTTGAAAGGCACTACACCACTACCGATTGCTTCACCCTCGTATTCCCATCGATAACGCAGTAGGTTCCGTTCTCTAGTTGCCTCGGCTTCTTCTATGAAATCCTTAGAGATGTATGGGTTATCCTTAAAAGTCGAATGATGCACAAACGTGTTTGTTGGTTGATTATGACTCTCATATTTCTTGTTCACCCAGCTTTGACGCCGTTTTGGTGGATTATATGAATAGAAAAACTTATAAAAAAAGACCATCCCCCAACTCTCCACGTAAAAGTGAGTTAGTGATGGTTGTTACTTCGTCTTCTGTTTTAAACTCTGCTAGCTCCTCGATCCAAGCAATTGCAAATGGATAATTTGCCGATTTGAGGGACTTTATACGCTCTGGCTCCTGCGCTCCTCGAAACACAATATAATTGCCTCTTGGGATATAGGTAATCTTCATAGGCGACTTGTTAACTTTAAACAAGTGCGCCACTCCTTGCTCGCTAATTGCCCATTTAATCTGCTCAAACAATGATAGCTCAATTGTGTTGTCAAACTTACGGATACCAACACCGTTTACGGCTAATCGCATGAGTAATTGTACGATGATGTGAGCAATGTCTGATGACTTTCCCGATCCACGACCGCCTTTCGCTACAACATTCAGAATGTCGGGATCTAGCGCAGCTCTCCATAACGAGCGAAACGCAGGTGGGATAAACTCAGAAAGCTTTCTAACCGCCATCCTCATCACCTATATCATCAACAAACTGAACAGCACCTTCAACAGACACCTCTTGCTTATCCGTCCACATGGCGTAGCGTTTTCCTAGAAGCTCGGCGGCTTTGTTTGCGTCAGCTAACTTTGCGGGGTATCCAACAGTCATTGGCTCCTCGATTTCCTCTACAAACTTCCGAATCGTGCCGTTGCTGTCAGGCTTCCAATACTCTTTTCGTTTCTTAACTGTGATAACGGTGTATTCCTTCTCTTCACGGCGCTTAACCCTTGTGAGATATTGCATGATTTCTTCCTGCTTTGCGACCTTGTCGCTTTCTATTTCAGCGAGACGTTCGTCGATGTAATTTCTAATTGTAGTATTTTGTAGTAGCTTTGTTGTGTTACCCCTCGCAGAATAACCTGCCGTTTTTGCGGCTTCTTCTGCATTACCGCATATGATATATTCGTCAGCAAAACGCCTTTGCTTCACTGTCATTTTCATTACATATCACCAACCTCCATTAAAAAAAGCCACTCTATTTGAGTGGCTAAAGATTAATCCTCTTCTTCTTTTTTAGTTACAATTTCATCAATTTCATCATCATTAAGTTCATTACCGCCGCCAGCCATAGCATTTTCAAACCTTCTGTCAAAGTCTCTTTTTAAATCCTCTTTTTCTCTTACCATTTTAATTGCATAGTCTTTATTAGACAATTCCTCAGATCTGATTTCGTGTTCCCTTAAATCCACTTTTGTTGGGGATGATTGACATACTGATTTTTAGTTTTGTGGAATCTTCTTTGAACTAAATTTGTGTCGTTATCCAAATGGTGCTTTTTTTTCTCCATTCAAATACTGTAGAATTGATAAACCTCCCAACATCATTTAAGAAATTTCTTGCAAGAATTATTTTCGGAACCAACAAAAGTTGCTCGCCATTAACATACAGCCCCCTCCTGTTGACCTCTACCCAATTCAAGATTTCTGGGTCCCATGCGTACCCAAGAAACCGCGGCTCAGACATCTCTATATCGTATAAGTCACACTGATTTTCGGTGAACTCGCAAAGCTTGTCTCTTAATAAATTGGTTAATAAATCAGACATTCTGTCAAGATTAAAATCCCTTACAAATAAATTCATATCTCTAGGTCTAGTAACTATCCCTTCACGAAACAACCCTTCATCTCTTATATTTCTAAAAATCCTAATAAGCATTTCTGAAGATGATCCAGTGCCTTTTGATGAATCATGAGATAACCCTAAGCGAGTCTCCTCAGGTTCATTCGCATTTAAAAGAATAGCTTCCGCCTCTTGGTCTAAGCCTTCATGAAAAAGATTAAAGACTCTTTCAAAAAAATGTTTCGACTATTACATATGCTTCTTGACACCACTCATTATTTAACAACTGTAATCTTGACGGGTCTATAAATACGGGGACATCCTTATGAACTAAACCATCAAAAAAACTCAACATCTTCTTGGTTTTCTTCTAAATTCAAAGCCTCTGTAAATCTCATTCTTCAACCCCCTAAATATTTGTCTCTCCCAACTTCGACACCCATGCTAAAATACCTCCTATTTGCCAAAAAAAATGAAGAAATTCCACATAAATTGTCGAAATACAGGACTTAGAGAGGGGGTTATACATATAGATAAACTAAAAACGAGTAGCAGAAAGCCCGCAAAGCGTGTCTCAAGTACTAGAAATATCTTTGATTATAAAAAGCACTAAACCAAAAAGCTACAACGACCAACCTCGCTGTGGCTTATTAGAATGGCTCTCATTTATATGTGGCAACCGTATGACGAAAAGCTTTAAATTGATTTTTTTATTTATTTGACTAGCTGCTACTGTTAGCCAGAACCCTATGACGATTATAAACCAAGTTGTCAACAAAGGGTGACTATATATTGTCTCCACATTAAAAACCTCCTATAATTAGTTATAAGGTGGTGTATGTATGGGTAATACTGAAATTAACATTGTACCTAAATTCATTGATAACGCTCTTTCGGCTCCGGCACAATCGATAGGGAATTCCCTATCAAACTTTTGGGAATTGTGCATAGGTAATCACGTCAATTTATGGGTAAAAAAACAAGAGTTTAAACATCAAGAAAACCTAATTGAATTTAAAAAAATCAATCGAAGATAAAACACAGAATATTCCAGAAGAGAATTTAGTAGAGCCAAAACTGCATGTAGTCGGACCAGCGATTGAAGCTTCTAAATACTACATTGATTCTGAAGAATTAAGAGAGATGTTTTCAAGTCTTATTTCCGCATCAATTGACAACAGAAAATCTGATTTGGTTCACCCTTCTTTTGTGGAGTTAATAAAACAATTGTCTCCATTAGATGCACAAAACTTGAAGTTATTTAAAGGTGTCTATCAATTTCCAATCTGTGAATATAGAGGAGTTACTAAAAAAGACAAAGCCTATATTACAAGGTATACTAATGTATTTTTGCAAAACCCGAAAGTTTCAGATCATAATTTAATCTCTTCATCCATGTCAAACCTCGATAGATTAGGATTAATATATATATCATACAGTAATTTTATAAGCGATGAAACGTTCTACGATAAGTTTAAAAACACTTCAATTTATAAGAAATTGAAGCATGAAATTGGGCGAAATGGCGATGAATCATTAGAGATACGAAAAGGATTAACTCAACCAACTCCTATTGGGAATGATTTTATAAAAATCTGCTTATCTTGACCCTATTCAGTTAAAATTAATATCAACCCCTTTTAATATAAATGGCAACCGTAAGACGAAGAGAGCCTCATCCCACAAAGGAGAAGAGGCTCGTAGCAATTTGACTATTCACTTTCAACTCTGCGCGTTCTAACTGCTTTTGTACCGTACCCTTCTTCACACCCAAATATTGTGCTGCCTGTTCCAACGAGAGCAACTCTGCCTTGACCATTACATAAACCTCACGCTCTCTAGCCGTAAGCATAGATAAAGCGTCATCGATACGGAAATGGTCAGCCTGGCTAATTTGTTTGTCCTCTGACATGTTATGCCGTAATCGCTCTAATGCGCTAGGCTCCATGTAAATTGTGCGTTGGTGTACGGATCGTCGCTCAATATCTCGCTTTGCACCTGGTCGCCTACTTGTCTCCATCCACTCAATCGCATACTCCAAGTCTCGGATCATCCCGCCAATGATCTCATGCTCGTTTTTCTCGGCTTTTAGCTCCGTCCACTCCGCCTCAGTCTCCATAGGTTTACGTTGCAATGTCTCCCGATACTTGACCAACTCTTTGCGCTTTTGCTTGTACTCGATCACTAGATCTAACATCCAACCCGCCCCTTTGCTCTTATTTGCCTTTGTACGCTCCGCCTTTGCCTCTTTTCAGTGTTTGCTTGTTTTGCCCCATCATCTGCTCCCAAAACGCTTCTGAGTGCGTTTCCTTTCGCTTCTGTGGCTTCTTCTTAGGTTTCTGCTCCTTCATCTCGTCCCTCCCAATAAAAAAGAGCACCAACTAACACAGCTATGCTGCATTAATCAGTGCCCGCGGTTTTTCCGTAAGGCTGTTATTCAATTACAATCTCTCTCCGCCGTGTTATCTCAGATATTTCTACAATGTCCCTGTATTTTTCCAACCTTAATTTTTCATAAAACTCCGCCTCAACATCCCTAACATCAGTTGCGCCCGTGACTATGTTCAGCTTTCTAAATTTCCTATCATAGCCAATCCAGATGACTACCCAGAACTGATATGTGGAAGCTAAGATTTTCACCTCCATATAGATCCATTTACATAGGTACATACGATCATACCTTCTGGGTATTTATTACATTACCTTGTTACAAATCTATTAAGACTTAAATCTCGCTCTGTCCGTTGATCCTTACTCGCTCTTGACGATTTACGTCAAAGACTGCCCCGTCTCTCCAAATAACCTCGTCTACCCCGAATGGTTTTGGCGTCACTGTCGTCAACTTGCCATCCTTTATGATTAGCACCGCATCTTTGCTCAAATCAATCTCCGCCGTTTTACTCAATGCGACCCCTCCTGCGTATGTGGTATAATCTCTGTGGGTACAGACTCCGCAAGGGGTCTTTTTTTATTTTTTTATTTCTTTGTTTTCTCCGCATAAATTATAAATGCAACAATGAATGGTAACAGCATTGCTATCAGAATAGGTAGCCATATAATATCCATTTTGGTCACCTCCTTTGATAACCTTTACCCTAAAACCCTCTCCGCAATTTCTCTAGCACGTTTGTTGACCTCTTCTTCTTGGAACTCCTCACGAATCACCTTACGCTGCCACTTGATCTGCTCACTCTTCGTCATTATTTTTCTTATGAACTGGCAAAGCCTCATATCTGTTGTTGCGGGCGACAGAAAGATCAATCGCATTTTCTACCGCGTCATCTTCATTATCAAAAACTCTGACAATCTTCCACCATGATTACCTTCAATGCACACGCCCCACTCTTGTTTGCTCATTCCGATTCCTCCAATACGTCTATGATTGTGTCTATCGCTTCCCCCAAATACTCATCTTCACCGTCACTAGGACGCAATTCGGTCACAATATCCTGTAATGCGTCTTTTGCTTTAACAAGCGCTTCTCTATACCGTTCAGCTTTCTCAGCTCGTTCAACGAGCCAAACAAAATCACTGTCTCTTGTCTTTCCCCATTGTCTCCGTCTTTCGAGCACTTCTCTTAACATTTGATCATCACTCACTGCCCTACCTCCTTAACTGTAATCTCAGCTCTCGGCTCTTCGCTGTACCACTTACGCACCGTCATGCTCACGACTTGCTTGTCGTCCTGCCAAATGATGCCTGACAGCCCATCTTTGATACCTTTTACGTAATTGTCTACGTCAGGCTTTGTAATTGGTCTGAGCTTTCCCTCTATTGCCAGCACTCGCTTGTACTTAGCTAGGCTTTTCGGAATTTGCCTGTACACATCCACCACTAGCTCTAGTTCGCCACTCAGTAACTTATCTGTCTATGCTCTGCTGCTGCCAACTTGACGTATTGCTTAAAGTCACGACTCTTCTGCGGATCGTACATCCGTATGTTGCCGTTATGGTCTCGCCCTGCTCTCGGTCTGCCTTGTGCGACTGGTTCGCCGTATATCGTGAAGGAGATTTCTTGCTCTGCTTTAGAATCCAACTGGTCGAACAAAGTCATGTAATCCCTCCCCAGTCTCGTGTATCCACTCAACATCACCTACAAAACGCTCATTGAGTGGATTTGGATACGCATTGTAATAAACCACCGTCTTAATTTCTGCAGCTATGATGATCTTGCGACACTGCCAACATGGTTCGTGCGATACAAACAGTGTCGCTCCTCTAGCTTTACTGCCTGCCTTTATGATGGCTGCTGCCTCAGCATGTACGGTGTTGATGCAATGACCATCTACGTGACAGTCAGTGTTGTTGCACTCATTTATTGGGTTATTTTTCCCCGCGCTTACTATTCTGTTTTCTTTTGCGATAATTGCTGTTACCACTAGCTTCTTGCAGTACGTCATGTTGCTTATGCCTCCAGTAAATCCTTGTTTTCATAGATGTTGCCGATGATTTCACAGATTCTATGAACGGCATATACTGTCGATCTATCTGTACGGTATTGACCATTAACGGACTTAACGTCTAATGTTCTCGTTTTTCCCTCATCCGGTAACGTATACTGGATTACATCCCCCTCGAAGATCTCCGTGCCGTGCTTGTCGCAGAGTCCTGTGTATTGACCGACTGACTCAGGAATAACAGGCATCCACCATTCGGGCTGTATGAAATCTTCGTCATGATCGCCAATATCTCCAACAATAAACGGGCTCCCGTTATTCCAGATCAGACTACCGTACACCCAACCGTTTTTGTGAGATATCTCAAGTTCATCTAATCGCTCAACGCTTGTCGCTTTACCACGAAACTTATATCTACTCATCGCCCTTCGCTCCTTTCATCCTTTTTTTAATAATGGTTTAGCCTTATAAATCACCATTGCAGTAGCCATGTATGACTCATCTGTATCTCTCCATGTTTCGTACTTGATATCCACAATATCGCACCACACTAAATTTCTAATAAACTCGTTTATTTTGCTTTGTAATTTTTCTATGCCAGGCTCAAAAAAACAACTCTACTCGTTCACTCGGATTCATCGCCCTTCGCCTCCTTTCTCTTGCTCCTGACGCTCTTTTAAGGTTCGCTGATCTCTTTCCTCCTGCTCGGCAACAAATCCTAATCCCCAAGCTAATAGCGCCCTTGCCATTGTTCGGTCTTTATCACTCATCGCCCGCCGCCTCCTTTTTACTAAACTCAGCACAATAAAAGTCCTCGTCCGTCTCGATCGATTCAACAACTCCGCCACTCCAACCAGTGTGTAGTTCGATGTAAAGCCGTTTATGGATTCTGCTGCATAAGCCATCGTTAAGATCAATTCGTTTCCAGTGCTCGCATTCAGCGCACTTCACTCACTCCGCCTCCTTGTTTCACATTTTCGTCATGTTGTTCATCAACTTGCGTCAAAGTGCATTTTGAATTTCTTTCCGCACCCTTCTTCTAAAGTGTCAAAAAAAGTTAGTACAAGTTAATTCATAAGTTACTCCACACTCAGGGTTTTCCTCTTGCCATTCCTCGCCGCAATGAGGGCATTCGACATTAACAACGATCTCACTTACCTCTGTCTCGTTGTAAGTTCTGTAAATTTCCTCCATCACTCCGCCTCCTTGTTGATGGAGTCTAATATTTCAACTTTATTAAACGTAAGAGCGCTATACTTCATACCGTTCAAGTATCCTGCCAAGTAACTTCCTGCATGACCATTTCTATTTTCATGGCTATCTTTTAAGGTACGATTCTCTTCGTAATGAGCAACAAATTCTTCCTCTGGCGTCTGCTCGACCTCGTAATAGCCCCAACGAATAGCAACGTAAAAATCGTCCATAGAGAGACCGTTAAGTGACTCTAGCCCATGAATCCAATGATCGCCACTGTCAGCATGAATACTCAAAGCAACCCCGATGTTATAATCCGATTTCACTTGTTCGAACGCTTTCGCCTGCTCCTTAGTAAACACTGGTTTTTTAATGTTCAATCACTCCGCCTCCTCACGTCTCTCTCGCCTTACCAGCCACAAATCCCTCTCCCACACAATGTGGAACGGTACGTCCTTATCCCTCATCACATCCGTAGCGTTTTTGATGATGCGCCCTATGTCGTCCATGTGATACGGATACGGTAAGTTGCTTTGTAACTCCCACTCCATCTCAATCTCGGGGCGATCCTTGCGGTATTTAGCGTGCGCCATTGCAAGTTGACTAAGCGTTAACCCTTTATACTTACGATTAGGCACTAACTGGTCCACTAAATCTAGTTGCTCTAATGTCATTTGCGCCGTCTCCTAACTGGCTCAGTCGCTGCTCTTTGCTTTGTCCATTGATGAGTGTCCACCCTCTGCCTGTAAACGTTCATAGGGATGTTGTTTTCCTTCGCTAGTTTTGTAAAAGGGCACACATTCTTATATCTGGCTTCACTCGCTACTTTCGAAACTTCTTGTTTGCTCATTGGCGGTGTCGTTGCTGCCTTTTCCTTGCTCCATCCCTTAACGTTTATCCGGTAGTAATATGCAGGTGCGCTGATGTTGTTTGACTCAGCTAATGCTTTTTTTGCTCCCTCTAGACCGGTCAATCAACGGTGTGCTAATCGCTCTTTCTTTATCCCAATACTGTCTGTTAATTCGGTCATAGACATTGCGTTTACTGACGCCAATTTCTGCTGCGCTTTCATACTCTTCTGGTGTGACGTAAACTTTCACGTTAATCGCCTCCCTGTTCGTATCTCCGATCTAGATTCACAAACTTCCCGTACTCCTTGATGAAAGCCAACTCCACATTGCCTACTGGACCATTTCGTTGCTTGGATAAAATGATTTCAATGATGTTCTGGTTCTCGGATTCCTTGTCGTAGTAGTCTTCTCTGAAAAGAAAAGCAATGACGTCTGCATCTTGCTCAATGTTTCCTGACTCTCGTAAATCACTCATCATCGGTCGCTTATCTTGCCGACTCTCAACGCCTCGACTAAGCTGTGACAAAACGATGATTGGTATATCTAGCTCACGAGCCAATTGCTTTAACTCGCGTGTAATTGCACCTACTTCCAAGTCCTTACGTTCGTACTTCCCAACTGCTTGGATCAATTGCAAATAATCGATAATGACGAGGTGATCATCGTCTGGGTGATTCTTAACTGCTGTACGGATCGCCGAGCGTATCTCTGCAATTGAGTTCATGTTTTCATAGATTTCTAGGTTCCAATCAAGGACATTTGCTATTGCTCTCGTTGCTTTCTCGTAGTCCATTTCTGTAAAAAAACGACTCGGTGACCGCCAACGTTGCCCATCGACTTGACCCTCTGACGACAGAACACGGTGTAGGAGCGATTTGGCGCCCATTTCTAGCGAGAATAGATGAGTTCGAGACCTATGACTCTCGCGACAGTGATTCGACCCCACATTGAGCGCAAAAGCCGTTTTACCCATCGATGGTCTCGCCGCAACAATGATTAGGTCCTGCCGTTGAAAACCACCTGTCATTCGATCAAGGTCGCTATAGCCTGTCGCGAATCCATTTTGGTTCTGTACTTCTGGCGAACTAATGTCGTCCGAAATCTCCTGTAGCCAATACCTAAGGTCTTTCTCTTCCAACCTTGTTCCTGTTTCGCTTACCTCACCTAGCTGCTTGATGAGCTTGTCTAGCGCTTCGTTGTCTGGGTCTTCGGCGTACTTGATCGCTAACTTGCGACTCGCTCGTAATTTGAACCCTTCAAAAATCATAGTTTCATAGTGTTTAAATGCGCTGGTTGTGGCGATGGATGATACCAACTCTGTGAGGTACATGATTCCGCCTGTTTCTTCTAGCCGATCCCCAAGTGCTGTCGCAACCGATGCCAGTTCAATCTCTACGCCTTGCTCATCGAGCTTTTGCATTGCTTGATACATGTTTCGATGAGCGACTTGTGAAAAATGAACATCCTGCAAAGTGGTTTCACGTATTAGCTCTGGTTCAACAAATAGCGATCCAATTACGCTCTGTTCAGCTTCTACGTACTCACTCATTGCCTTTCTCCTTCATGAGCCGTTGTAGCTCTTTGCGAAACTGGTCTTTTGTTTCCTGAGGTACGTTCGCCGCTTCTTGCTCCCACTGCTCCATCTTGGCTAACGTGTCGTTCTCTGCCGATGGGTAAGCAGCGATCTCCGAGAGTGTCGGCGGAAATGGTTTTTCTGCTACATGCCGTTTGAGATTATCAACGACCTTGGTATACTCCATCTTCAACAGACCCGGAATCATAAATTCGATCTTTTTCTCGCTTAATTCAAACCGAGGGTAAACGTCCGAAATGGACTCCATGATGTAAAGTGCTTGTTCTTCTGTCACTTCGTTAGCCCCCTTTTCTGCCGGTATGCATCTAACGCTGCAAATCTAGGATCGTTTTGCCTGCTAGACGCTTTCGGAAACTGAGTTACTTTTGAGTTACCTTTCTTGCCTAATTCATGGGCGCGAATGTCATCAATATTCTTAAGCCCTTTATTCATCCAACCCTTTAGGATTGATTCAACATATGAGAACGAGTTAGCGTTCTGTTTCACCCCAAGTTTTAAAGCTGCAATTACAATCTCGTCTGAGAAGAACTCACACCAATCAGAAATTGATTCAGAAACATAAGGTCTAAGCATTCCAAAATTCTGTTGGTAGAACTCATGTGGATTCTCTATGCGCTCTACTACGTCTCTTTCTTTCTCTTTTTCTTTAACCTTTCTTTCTTGGGGTTCGAATTGTGCACTAGTTCTAGTATCGTTTTGTGCACTAGTTGCAGTATCACTTTGTACACTAGTATCGTTTTGTGCACTAGTATCAGTTTGTGCACTACTAAAACAGTTGTATTTCGACTTTTTCCAATCGCTATATCGTTTATTAAATGCGTATATATTACTAGCATTTGCATCGCCTTTTTTAACCGTAATAACCTGATCATTGATCAAGGATTTTAAGGATTGATTAAGTCTTCCTCGATTTATGCCAGTGTGATTTTCAAAAAAATGACAATGATATGCTATGCTCTTTCCTTTGAAAGCCGTAAGTATAGCGCCATATGCAAAGAATGATCTTTAATTCATTAGCGCTAAACTTGTATTCTTGAACGACTTCCATAATTTCATTTGCGACTCTCGTATAACCATTTTCAGCCTGAGGATTAGCTGCCATGCCTCCTCCCCCTCCTCTGTTATTAAGCTTTTTACTCTTCCACCGTAGCTTTCCTACAAATCGCATTCATCTTTTCGATCCTGATAAACTCAAACTCTGGATATTGGCTTTTGATGTAGCCACGAGCGAACGTCGAAAAGGTTTTCCTCTTATTTGGGCTATGCTCTGCGATCTCTAAATACTCGTAAGGGATCGGCACGTGGTACTCATAGATCATTTAAAATCTAAGGCGATTTCTTCGGCTGATCCTTGTTGCTTCTGCTTTTCGTCTTTTTGTTCGTCTTGTTCTTCATCAGGCACATCAATGTTGTTGGGATCTTCATAGTTTGGTAGATCGATAATGTTATCTACCTTTTCAGCTTCTTCGGTAATGTCACGTCTTACCGTTTCGTCTTGTGATGCATGCTGTTGAATCTCAATGCTGATTGGCAAATATTTAAACATCCGACGAACAACTGTTTTTTTAGCCATTTCCTCGTAGTCAGTTTTCCAAGGACCAAAATTCCCTGCTTTGCTTCGCTTTTTAACTTGCTCAATGTCGTGGTGACTAAAAACTTCAAATTGGTAGCCGCCGTCAACAAAATGCGCTACTGCATATGCATATTCCATATTCCCTCTATCACCTGTTGCTGGCTTATGGACGAGTTTTGGCTCCAACCCTAGTTCGTACTCAAACTCATCATTCGCATGGACTGTGTGAGCATATATGCTTTTGATATGACCAGATCTTCGAGCGAGGTCAATCATGCCCTTGTAACCCATAATGAATTGAACCTCTTTTGTACCCGTTTTTTTATTATTGAAAGGGACCAGATAACAATGACCAATCAACCCGGCTCTAGACCTAGCTGTGCAGCTTGCATCACGGCTCCCATCAAAGATGGAATAGAAGCTTGAAGTAAATCGGGGTTTTGCCTAATCGTAGTTAAAGCAATCCTCCCCAATCGATCCGCATCCATATGCTTAGGCATTGCTCGTTCGAACTCTGGTCCCATCTTTTTGAGATAAGCAGAAATTGTATTTGCCGGGCTGTTTTCTTGTTTTGCAGGATTTGTATTACTTTTGTTTGCGAGAGCACCTTTTACTGATTGATTTGTAGCCATTATTTAGCCTCCTTAACGCCGAAACGTCTGTATGATGACGCTTTTGCGTATTTATCAAATAGATCTGGATAATCAACCTTAAATTTTTTTGCTATCAAAGCGTTCAGCTGTGACGCCTTTCCAAGTAACAATATGACGATCTGCAAAGCCCTTCTCGTATTCACCAAGTTTTTGTTTAAGGATGTTTTCAGCCTCAGTTTTACGTTTCTTTGCTTCTTTTTCTTCGTCACTTGCCTGCATATATTGGCTAATCAACTCATCTGCATCATCCTCAAGCTCTGTTTCCGAGTCAGGTTCCGAGTTCTTATATAAAGCATTCAGAAACTCAGTAGAAGCTTGTGACCCATCAGGTAATGGTGGATTTTGAGCAAGCACATGATCTTCCCAAAAGCTTTTTTTCAATTTGAATCAACTGACCAATTAACTCTTCATCGCGATCAATCTTTTTATAGATAAACTTGTTACCTCCAACTAGTACGGCGATCCACCATGCATCCGCACCTGTCACTGCCATATAGTGCTGACATTGAAGCAAGTATGTTGCTGGGATTTCCTCAGCTTCCCAGTCGCCTTTAAGGTACTCTGATGCGGTCTTGCACTCTAACCCTTCATTACGACCAACAACCATGCGGTCAACGTTAGCAAGCATCCATTCGTGGTCCTCGTGTTGCAACAAAGCATTGCGACGTCTTACTTTTAATCCAGTGCGCCGGGTAAACTCTTTTGCCACTGTGTCTTCCATCACATTGCCCCAGTATGCAGCTTCGCTGTTAGAGGACTCGGATTTAATCTCCCCGGTCTTTTCCATATAAACGACAATTGGTGATTTCCAACGATTCAAACCAGCAACAGCAGATGCATCCGAACCTCCGATGCCACGTTTACGTTGCTCTAACCATTCCGAATGACTTAATTCTGATGTGTTTAAAAGGGCTTGTGTCATGCTGTCGGGTCCTCCTTAATCTGCAATAACTCTTCATAGTGCGTTTCATCAACGAGTACATAATCCGTAGTGGTTTCTATAAATACGCGGTTTCCGATCTGATCGTAATTCATAAAGTCTTGTACCTCTTCTACCTCTGTTGATTCATATTCTTTGTCGCTGTTGATTCGGATGCGTACCGATGCATCCATATCAAAGTCCAATAACTCTGCGATTAACTCTCTTACTGTCATAACGTCCTCCGTTACTCCCATTGATTGCCCGTGGGGGATGCGGTACAATGGAGATATAATTTGGTTTTAAAGACCCCCGAGTCGTTTTGAGTTCCCGCTCAAACGGCTCTTTTTTTGCATTTTGAAGATGGTTTTGACTGTGTAAGCGTCATAGCCTGTGTAGTAAGATGCGATGGCTGCACCGTAGTGGTAGCCGTTTTCTGCAATCATTACATTAATAAACTCCACAACTTCCTTGCGATCCTTACTCGTATTAAAGCGTGTCAACTCTCGCTTTCTAAGCTTATCGAGCGCTAGCATTCTCATTATTTCCGCACCTCCGCCTTATCTCTGATATAGTTTGTAAGACATGTCGAGTCATCGTGTAACAGCACGTCGTCAAACTCTAAATGATCCTCTCCGTCGTAGACGCTGTATACACATCCACTGCAATTGCCTATCTCCATTGGCTCCACCGGATCGAGATACTTATGAGGTAGCACCATCCCGTTTTCAAGCATGTTCTCCCTCCTAAAATGTGATGTGAGCGACCATTAACGCCGCGATGATTCCTGTGGTGAATAGACCGACTAGCAAGAGTTCTTGTGCTTTTTCGCTCATATAAAAACTCCCATCATTGTGATAAACCCAACAACTCCTGTTACGGCTTCTGCCATCTGTTGAATAATAATTGGTGCATCTGATCCTAAAAAGTTAATCATTACTGCATCTTGGCAATTTAACTGCCTTGCCCACTCTCTTGCGGTGTAAAAATCAGGTATCATTTTGCTCGTCTCGACTCGCGACACAATGGCTTGATCGATGTTTAAAGCTGCAGCAAGTACAATCTGTGACCAACCTTTGTTAATACGAGCGCTTTTCAATATTTGCCCTAACTCTTGCGCTCCCACAAATGTTTTCACCCCCAATTTGAGATATGATGAATTGTCATTGCTCGCTAGCTGTTGCTCAAACTAAAATGTAATTAGAACATCAGCCCACCCTCATTGTTGATTGATTCATAATCCACGCTTCAATCTCTTCCTCTAAAAAGAAAATTCTGCTCAATACTCGAAAGTGAGGTATCTCCTCTTTCCGTACCATCTTGTACACTGAATCTTTATGGACGCCGAGATAATCCGCCACCTGCTGGGCGTCCCAAGTCCTCTTATTCATCGCTACTCTCTCCTTTCTTACTCTTATATGAATCTTCAATATCAATCTCTAGCATGATTAGGTCCTGACTGATGACTTCCAAACAATGCTCTAAATATGCTTCTCTTGTGATAATGCTGCTCCACTCTCTTCCGCCCTCTTCATGCTTCATCACATATCGTTCTTTTTTTGTAGTCAATTGTGTCTGTAACATCCTTTTGTATAGCACTTAACCGTTTAACGATTTGTTGTTTGTTCAAGAAGCCTCCACCTCATGCTTGATCGCCATTTCTTTTACAACTGCTAGATAAATTTCCATCAATCGAGCATCATCAGCGATAACATCCATGTTGTTCACTTTGTCGATCTTAGATTTTGCTACTCCTTCATGTGCCATCTTGCGTTGTTTATTAGTTAATCGAGTTGATAGGCTACATTTCGCTCTGCCTTCTAGGAGTTGGTAACTTTCCTTTCGAACATCTGCATATGCCTTGTAACCGCCCCGTTGCAAAGCAATTTTGTTCAAAAGCTTAGTTGCCTTCTCTCTCCATCCAACTTGATTAAGCGATAATACTTCTGATGTGTGAGTGAGTTTGTTTTCAACTGTGGTGATTCGTAAACTTTGTTCTTGTAATTTCCTGTCTTGTTCAACCATTTGGTTAATTGCGCCTTGTAATATCTCTAGTTGGCTTGTTGGATGTTGCTGAACCTGATAACCACCTGTTTTTCTAATGGAAGGAATAACTTCTGAAGTAATCCATTTTCTAAATACTTTAGCTTCGGGTTTACGACTGTCTAGAATCACATCGTAAAGTCCGTCTTCGTTAATAAAGGTTGCTTGTTGCGTTCTACCAAGTGAATCTTGGATGGGGTAGTTTGAAACGACATCATCTTCTAGCCTTGCCCTTACGTGTCTCGAGTTACCGATCCCTAAAATGCTGCATACATCATTGAGTAGGAATATCACTTCGTCATCCCTATTGATCATAGTGAGTTCATTACCTTCGAACATCTTTGTTAGTTGATTCATCAAATCACTCCTATGCTGTAGTTTTTTTGACTCGATTTGAGTCTGTTATCTTCAAAAAAAATATTCATATCAAAACCCAACTCGTCAGCCAATTTCTTAGCTGTCCTACCTCCTGGAAGTCTTGTCCCAACTTCAATACTTGATAGATGACTTCTAGATATATTAAGCTTATCCGCTAGCTCTTGTTGAGTGAAACCTGCTTCATCTCTTAAATCAGCTAACCATTTTCTCATGCATCACACCTCCCATTGACTCGTATTGCGTCTCTGTGTTTTTAGTATAAGACTCATTTTGAGTCATGTCAACTTTTTTTTGATTCTTTTTGAGTCAATTGTTTATGACTCTTATTGAGTCATGTATACTTGAGACATATCATTATAAGGAGTATGGCTATGCTCTCTGATAAATTATCTAAATTACGCACTGAATTAAAAATCAGTCAAACCGAGTTATCCAAACGATTAGGGATTCCGAGGACAACATACTCAGGCTATGAAAACGGATCAAGGGAACCTGATTATGAAACGCTATTAAAGATAGCTAAATATTTTGATGTCAGCACCGACTATCTATTAGGAAAAGACACGAATAAAACGCCTATTAATGACCAAGAAGTAAAAACCTACTTCTACGGTGGCGCAGATGACATCACACCTGAAGAAAAAGAGGCACTTGATGAAGTTGTAGAGTTTGAATTACGTAGACTTCGTAGAGCTAAAGAGCGGGTTGAGAAGGCTTACGAGGGTGACGAGGAATTCAAACGGTCAAGGAATAGATTGGGCGAAGATTGATCTTCTCCCATGTTATTAATTATCTGATATTTCAAGTTAGACACGATCTATATTACGCATTTCTTTTTACACAATTAAAAGGGTTTTTCAGCCAATTATGGTATTAATTTCACTATTAATATAGATATAAATTATTATGGGGGTTTTATTTTGAAGAAGTATTTATTAATTTCTGGTCTAATTTCAGTTATAGTTTTATCGGCTTGCGGAGATGGTTCGAATGCTTCGGAGGAAAACGTGAGTGCAGCTGACAATGAAGAAATTGCTGAAAGTGATAATGAGACTGAATTAGATAATGAACAAAATGAAGAAGAGCCAACTGATGCTGGTGAAGTTAGCGATTATTACTTAGATACTGGCGACTATGTTTTTGAAATTAAAGAAATAGAACAAATGGAAAGCAGCTTCGAAGACGGCATACAGATTATTGCAATCGAAATGTCTTTTACAAATAACAGTAACGAACCTGTAAGTCCTTGGATGGCGCAAGGATTTAATGCTGAACAAGAAACAGATGTGACTGTCGAAACATTAATGGGCGCAAACGGGATGTTTCCAGATGGATATAAAACTGAACTTGTTGATATGGGCGATACGAATGTTAAGCTGGTGCAACAGTAGATTCAGTTATTGGATATGAGCTTCTATATCCAGGCGAACATGTGAAACTATCAGAATGGTCTTTTTCTAACGACAATGCATCATTTGAAAAAAATAGTGGAAACAACAGAATAAGTGGTGATCAGATGGATTATGAACAAAGGTTAGAGAAAGCAAAAAAACAAACTAGAGTTAGCAAAAAAACCCACAAATTAAAATGAGCTTTACTAGTAACTCTTTATCAGATGAAAGAGTTTGCAAAAAGTGCAATGAATTAGATGGTTATACAGATGATGTATCTAATGCTGTAATCGGCGTAAATCATCCGCCATACTATGACGGTTGTCGATGCTTCGCGACTTATGAAATAGTAGGCATAAACAAATAATTTGAATTAACGCCGTCCAGAACGGCGTTCTCTCTTAACTATAAACCGAACATACATTCTTATCAAGGAGGGGTCTAAAATATATATATCAACAATAGAACAGATAGTTCTCGACCTATACCACGAGAATAAGGTGAAATCTATAAGTTGCCTTAACCCCACACTAATTGCTGAGAAATTAGGAATTTATTTAAGAGTAACCGAGGGAAGAACTCGTTCAGAAGAAACATTAGGTATTAAGATAATATTTCTAAATAAGAATCTATCACCTTATGAAAAAGTTTGGGCATTTTTTCATGAACTTGGACATTTCTATTTACACGATTTAGATCAAAGAAAAGCTGTTAAAAGCGTAGCCGATTTCATGGAGATACAAGCGAACCGATTCGCGTACTATGCTTCAATGCCTATTAACTTAGTGATTGATGAGTACAAGCGAGATTCATTAATCACCGTCGACGAATTGGCGCATCGCTTTCAAGTGCCACTTGCACATGCAGAAGTAAGAGCGCAACAAATCCAATCAAAATATATCTTATCAAGGGGTGCAGCTTAATGGCGAATATTGAAAAGCGAGGAAAAGGTAGGTATAGGTTAAATATTAATATAGGGTATGATGCTAAAGGTGTACCTATTAGAGAAAGAAAGACTGTCAAAGCGAAAAATGATACAGAAGCAAAAAAACTACTCTCGTTATTTGAAGCTGAAATATTGTCAGGACACTATATAGCGCCAGAGAAAATGACTCTTGAAGAGTTATATAAGAATGAATGGTTAACAAAATATGCACCTGCAACCTATCGTTCACGACCATTGCAAGAAAATATAAATCTCATTGAACGTAGAATCCTACCTACTTATGGAAGGATTAAGATTAGTGATCTGAAACCTATTCACGTTATCAACTTTGTTGAGGATTTAAAAAAAAGCCTGGTAAACGATTAGACGGTAAGGAAGGTTTTTTATCAGCATCAACGATTCGTAATTCATATAAAGCATTTAATAGCCTGTTAAAGTGTGCAAAATCTTATGGGTTTATAAAAAGTAATCCAGCTGAGGAAGTACAGCTTCCAGCTCCAGAAAAGAAAAAGTCAAAGCTTACTTTTTCCAATGACACAATCTGGTCATATATAGAAGCGATCAGTAATGAACCAGAGGACAAACAGATCATCTTTTGGATAGCTTTTGTTACCTCTGCACGTGAGGGTGAAATAGTAGGATTAGAAGCACGGCACATTCTGGAAGATGACAATGCAATAACCTTTGATCAAGGCTTGACGGATCGAAAAGGTGGAGGGTTTAACATTGAAGAAATTAAGAATCATATTGTGGGGACAGCATCTATTCCTCCCGAGCTAACGGAAAAAAATAATGAGGAGAGTAAAACAAAATAAGAAGCAAAAAAATGAGGATGCGTAACCAATGGCAATACCCAGACAACGAATTTATTATATGTAATGAATATGGACGTCCTTTAAATCCACACAGTATATCCACTTGGTGGAGTCGGTTTATCGTAAAATACGAACTACCTAAAGTTAGATTCCACGACTTACGCCACCTGTCTATAACTTTCCTGATTAGTCAGAACCTACCAATGAAGTCAATTAGTGAGCGAGCACGGCACAGCAATATTGGTACGACCATGGATATTTATGGTCATGCTCTTGTTGATATTGATCGAACTGCCGCTGACAAATTTAGCCAGTTTTTTTTCACAAAAAAAAGGGCTGATTTTAAAATCGACCCCAATCCGACCCCATTTTGGGGTTGGTTGTTTG